TTGTAAACTGTGTACACTGTGACACCATACACCTGGATTAGTTGCGTCAAAGTCTACATCATCTAATTTGATTGTAGCATTGTATCCCAGTTGTTGTATACGGGGCAATTTTACTGAAATCATTGGAATAAAATTGTTGTATTCAGTAAATCCATTATCGAGCAACCCAGGCACACTTTTAACATCAATATCCAGCGTACACAGGTATCCTGCATCTAAACACGGCTGAATCATTTCTTCCCATGTATTCCAAGTAACAGAGTCGTTGCCTGAAGGATTTGGAAAACTCATGTTGGCGCCAAAATAGATATGCTCACATCCGTGTAAGTGTTCAGTGATCTGTTCAAATGATTGCACTCCTACCACAAACAATGTTTTTAACCCGTGTGCAGGTGTGTGCTCTACTTCGACTCCGGTAAAGAAATTTACCGAATCGTCATGTCCATCTCTGATCATAGTACTGCTTGCTCTAATTTGGTTAAGTTATCTGCAGAAAGTTCTTCTTCGTCTGATTGTACACTAGATTCTGTTTCTTCGTCAACCACTTCAAACAAGTTGTTAAATTGGGTACGGGCGTTTTTGGCTTTTTTACCCTTAAAGCCCCGTGTGCCAACTATATCCATCCAATAACGATCATAACTTTCGATAATGGCTTCTGCTTCTGCTCGATCTGGTGTGGCAAAGATTGCTTCTACAATGTCCTCAAACTTGGTATGGTCGCCATTTGTGTCCCACATCATTTTGGGTCTTGACCCAGCATCAAACTCACGATTGGCACGTTGTACTGATTCCAAGTGCAACCAAACATTGTGCCCCATCAGTAATGCGTAACTAAATGAATCCCAACTTGTTTTGCCTTCCTTGCCAATTTTATTTAAATCACCAGGCTTGTAATAACAAATGTCTTTCATTTGTAAATGTTGGCTAATTGGGCTTTCGTCAAACTTGTCAACAAATCCGTCTGCCACAACTGCTTGACCATACGGGCGTGTATCTGTGGAATACTTTTTATCATCCACAATGGGATTCATTCTATAACTCCACTTGCCGTCGTGTGGTAGAACAATTTCGTGATACACTTGTCCGTTAGCAGTGGCCAGGAATGGACTGGCACAATCAAAACTGATAGTAAAGTCTGGATTCACATACTTTCTAACTGCACGTTGAATCACAGTTAACAGCACAGCCCACTCCAGTTTACTTGTACCCAAGAAGTGCATCCAATCATGCACACCTTGTTGCAACAAGTTGTCGTGCCTCAGTGCCACCAAACGTCGGAGCACCAAGTGTACATCGCACATGTTCTGCCCACCCATACTCCAGCCATTGAAGTGTGTGTCAGGATATTTGACAGGATCGCAGTAGTCTTTCATCAAGTCATACCAACGATCAGCATCGTCATGACTAGCACCCTGCAACACGTTCAGCACTTTCATACCGCCATTCTTCACACCCTTGCGGTGCTTCATGAAGTATTCGTTGTTGTACTTGGTAGCGTCAACTGCTTCTTGTAATGTTTTGATACCACACTTGTCACTGGCGTTTTTGTCGTGTATAACCCAGGTAGGAATATCCAACGTCATACCGTACGTGGCAACACCGTCTAGCCATTTAAGAATGGATTCACGCTTCTTCTGTGCTTTGGGGCAACCCGAGTTGGCCTTCCAGTCTCCTTCCCACAAGCCTTTGGCAATTTGGAATCCACCAGAGTCACCAAGTAGCAAAGTGTTGGGATCACGGTTTCGCACCATGTCCTCACTCCAGTCCTGCTTGTTGAGATCCAAGTTGGCGTGACCACCTGATGCCAATGACCACCGGTATGGAAACAAACTCTTTTGATCATTTAACCAATTCATCTGCTCCATGTCTTGTATACCTGCTGGCATACGACTGGGCTCTACGTAAGGACCGTTTACTGGATCACGTTGCTTGCCTATAAAGGCGGCGTAGAATCCGCTAATAGCTGGCAAAAAAATTGCATAATCTAATTGCTTGGCTGTTAGATTGTCTTGTTCCATTACTTGCTCTGTGCTGGGAGAATGTAGTTGTAAACAGCAAGACCTGAATCAACAGTGATCATTGCGGCACCGTCGTCACTGATCTTGACAACCTTGTCGCCTGTTAGATCCATAATGCTGATGAATGTTTTGATGGGCCACGACCACGCACGTTTGAGTTGCCCTGTGACATCTGGCTGAAACACAAAGTTGCCAGCGTGTGTACTGTGATCACCAAAGAAAAACATCAAGTTGGTGCCATCAGTTTTTGCTTGGAAGTTTGTTTCTTCTGCGTTGGCCTGTGCTTGCATTTTCAAACGCATGATACTGGCCACAGTTGGTTCAAACTCAATATGCCAATTGACACCTTTGAACTTTACAGTTTTGAGTTTGTCGTTGACAATTTCACTGGCCATAAAACGATAGCTGTTCTTGAAGTCGCCTGTGGCGTTTTCAAAGTTGATGCCATCCGGCTCACCAGTACTACGGCGTGTAATACTGAGTTTGGCGTTCTCGCGATACTCCTGAATGTTCAACAAGATTTTTAACTTGCTCAAATTTGGCATACCAAAGTTGCCAATAAAGTCAGCAACAGGGTTGGCAAACTTGCCTTCCACCACAACTGATCTGTCTTCGGCCAAGCCAGCAATAACAGTTTCTTTGTCGTCGCCTGTGATTTTGACCAAGTCAATCACACCCAAATCGAGTGTGTGTTGAACCAGGTCTAGTAAATGATCTCTCATGTTTTAATTCTCCTATAGTGTATTGTACGTGAGTTATTTAGATTTAGCAAGTGTTTTGGGTAATATTTTTGCCAGTGTTTGCCCGCCTTTTAAACTGTCAAGTGCTCCAGGCTTGCGCAATTCCAACCAAGTAAGATTTTGTTTATCGTTCCATGTAAACTGTTGCTGATATCCAATGCGTTTGGCTGTTGCTTTGACTCGCCTACCTGGCGTATAAAAACCATATGTCTTTTCAACCAATGCCACACAATGAGCACGATCGCAATCATTGAATGTCATTGCCAATGTGCCACCTGGTCTTAATTTCTTAAAAATATTTTCGAGATAGTTTTCTAAAACATCAATTGGCGTGTATTCAAAGAAATTAAATGCTAAACATAACCCAAGTTGATTATTTGGTATTGCGGATAACACATCAGTTGATGTTGGCGGTTCAATATACAATCGTAGTCTATCTTGATACTCGGTGTTAAATTTAGATACTGCCGGCGTTAACAATGCATCGCCCCAGTCAACCAAATACAACGGATCAAGTCCTACTAAATCATTGATAAAGTGTTCTTTTCCCGGACGAATAACCAATCCAGCATATTTCCAATCAATGTATGAGTTTATTCTGTCAGACAGCATCTTCAGAGTTTCTGGACTCATTTCTAGTCGTCGGTCAAGTATATGTTGATTGATATCATTATTTGTTTTATCGTCATGATTGCCATATATGCTGGATTCTTGCGCATATCTCACGGTACTATCTTGATAGTAAGTTTTTTCAGCAACTTCGATCATGAAATCTAACTCTTGGATTAATCCATTTAGTGTGCCGCCAAATTGATCAAACACATCAACTACGTTATCTAAATCTTCTTCCATCGTTTGCGTATATGTACGTGGTTGAATAACACTGTTTTTAACAGTATGTACAACATCTGAAAGTTTATGTCGTGCATGATATGCTACGTCGGCTATGTTGTACTCCAACAGTTGATTACGGTGCGCAATAAGTTCACTTAATTTCATATACTACCATTCAAATAAAGTTTGAAATGTGTTTTCTGTATTGGTTGCACTTGCCAGATCCCAATTCATGACACCCAACAAGTTGTCAATCTTCTGATCAACCACTGTTGCTTCCATCAATCCATCATCAAACGGCAGTTGTTTAAACCATTCGGGTAACCGTTGCTCGTCTGTTGGATAGCCAATACTGGTCCATCCCAGTGGATTTGTTTTTAATTTGCACACAATAGTTTTCATGCCATCTACAATCTGCATTGAATAGTTATCGCTGTTCATACGACGCAGATTATTCCAGTTCAATGCAGCTCTGACATGTCCTGGCATATTTGCCCTGCCTTGTCGTTCTTCTTCGGCTGCGTATTTGGTCAAGTTGTTGACACGCTTGGGACTGCCTTTTTCCCAGCCAGGTCTGTCCATAAATTCATATTTGAATTCGCGAATGCGCTCAATTACCTTGTCTTTTTCTTGTCCGCTAAGTGCAAGATTTAATACTTCTAGCAAGAAATCTTGAATAACTTTTGGAGTATCACTGCGTTTTAGATCAAGGCCCATGACTTTTGTCTTGCCTAGTGCGCCATTTGTGTCTAGCCGCTTGCCTTCGAGATCAATAATGTTCACAGCATAACGTTTCTTTGTAATAAACAATCCACGATCTGCTACAATTTCTCGCCCTGCTTTGATCAACCCTCCCATGTCTCTGGGACAATGAAATGCTTGCTCCATAAAGCCCGGGAAAGAGTCATTGACTTGATCAGCAAGAGAATCATATAGTGCAATACACGTTTCCTTGTTCCAATCCATACGACCTTCTTCAACTTCTTTCTTTATCACAGGCCATGCAGTGAAATAACAACTGTCTGTATCTCCATAGATGATTGCGTCGCCGGTATGATCGTACACTCCAGTAATGCATTCATTGATGTGTGCATCCATGTGCCGGGCAATTGCACGACCTGTCAGTGTGGTACTCTGTCCGATACGATGGTCAAAGAACCTGCAACCTGGATTCAAAATAGCACCATACAAACTGTTCAAGTTAATCTTCTTGACCAACTGCCGCTTGTCCCAGAATGCTTCTTCTTTCTTGTCTTTGGCGTCTTTTTTCTTTGCTTGCATTTCCTTACGCTCGGCATACCAACGTTCCAACAAGCCGGGAATGATACCTTTCTTTTCGTAAGATAGAATAGTACCATTTGCAGTCAAAATCCAAGGCCGATTTGAATCAAACACAATTGACCAAATTTGTGATGCAGAATAAACATCAGACTCGCCGTTTTGCCAATCAATGGTAATTTCGGTTCCAGGTGATTGTTCCATAACAGCAGTATACTCTAAACTGCCAAACAACCCTTCCCATGCTGCCGCAAAACTTGAACCACTGTTTGTTTTATCTTTGATATAGCGATCGGTCATTACGGGACGCAGTTGTCCCAGCACAGTTTCTGGTCCCATGTTCATAGCACGAATTGCCGACGGATACAAACTGTTGATGTCAACAGATCCAATCCATTCGCTCATGCCCTTCTTGGGGTATGCTACATATGCGCCTGCTGCCTGTGTGTCGTCGGAGTTGGGCGAACGTTGCTTGCGATTGGGAACAACCACACCTCGTTCATGTGCTTCGTTGATGATGGCCTGCTCTGTCACTGCCACTGCACCCATTGTGGTTTGTAACAATACAGTGTTGGCGTGTGCCAGTGTGTTGGCAAGATCCAAAAACTGCAATTTTTTGTCCAGCTTGTCCAATAGTGCAGTATCTTGCCTGTTGTAGGCAATAAAAGTTTTAAAGTGTTGATTGTACAGTTGATCCAGTGTGCCTTCGAACTGTGTTTTACGCTCGCCGAGTTCGTGTTCAGCAATGGCATCCAAACTGTAACTATGGCGTTCTTCGTATGTGTACTTGCGATACAGTTGCATATAGTCCATATGCACACGGCCAATCAAGTCATATGTTTGTTGCTCAGCACCAAAGCGTTCAAACATTCTTGGCTTGGGAAACTGTCCCCACAAACAAAACTTGCGTGTATCATCCTTACTGAGTATGCGAGTAATACGATTCACTGTGTACGGAATATCATAGCCTTCGCTGTTCCAGCCGCTTAGTACATCTGCATCATCAATCAAGTCCAAAAACATTTTGAGCATGTCTGCTTCGTTGTCAAACAAGAATGTGTTATCAAACTCGGCCACCAGTTCTTGCGCAGTTGCCATGCTAAGACTTTTGGGAGGTACAGCAAGTGTGATAAGCTGATCCATCCAATTCAAGTACACAGAAATAGCAGTGATAGCATTGAATGGATCATGCGTGGGCGAGAATCCTCGAACTTTGTCAAAGTCTACTTCAATGTCAAAAAATGCTGTTTGTAGTTCAGGAGCAACAGCATCTTTGTAGTTTTCTTCAAAACATCTAAAGATGGGATTGATGTCGCTTTCGTATAATTGTTTGCCGCCGTGCATACGAACTTCTTTGCGAAATTCTTTGTTGTTGCGTGTACTAAAGCGACTAACAGGTGTTCCATAAATGCTTTGAAACTTGCCTCGTGGGTCGTCGTAATAGAAAATGTAGCTAGGCGGATATTCTTTGTATACCCGTCGTCCTTCAATTCGCTCTACTACATGGATGCGATCGTGTTCACGATCAAAAAGTGCGTCTACGTAACTCATTATTCTCCGTTTATGGCCGGTGGGCCTTGATTCATGCTCTTAACGTGAGCGATTCGTGCGGTATTTATAATGTCTTGCCAACGGTTTCAAGAATTGTTTCTAGTAGTTCGTGGTCTTGTTTGGCTTTGCCAAATTCGGCTTTGTGTGCTAAACTGATTGCTTTTTTCAAAACACCAGGTTTGATTTCTAGTTCTTCGGCAACAGCTTTGA